TGATCTGCTCATAGACCGCCTTGTCCGTCCCTTCGACCGTGCGGGCGTCCACGGTCTTGTTGCGCCAGAAGTCCCGCTTGGCGTTGAACGCCTCGTAGAAGTAGCCCGTGTTGCGGCGGGGGTTGGAGAACGCCATCCAGAAGCGGTGCGGCGTGTTCTCGGTGAAGAAGCCCGCTGCCACCTGCCAGATGCTGTCGGAGATACCGCTGGCTTCGTCGAACACCAGCATGACACCATCGAAGTTGTGCACGCCCGCGTAGGCGTCCGGGTTCTCTTCCGACCACAGCCGCCCCTCGACGCCCCAGTAGCGCGTGCCCTTCTTGAGGTCGCGCTCGACCAGCTCGGCCAGCCACTTGGCGGGCATGACGCGGGTAGCCGAGACCTCAAACCAGTGGCTGTTCAGCGATAGGGCCAGCCACTTGGTGATCTCGGCCCAGGTGATCGACCGGAGCTGCGTCTCGGAGTTGGCCGACACGATGGTGCTGGACCCGATCCGGGTCGTCAACATCCAGATGATGAGCCACGAGACGAGGGCCGACTTGCCGATGCCGCGGCCAGAAGACACGGCCATGCGGAGCACGTCGAAGTCCACCTTGCCGCTGTTCTGCCTGATGTGCTCGGCCAGATCGCGCAGCACCTCGCGCTGCCACTTGCGCGGTCCTGTGAAGTGCTCCAGCGGCGTGCCGGGCTGCCCCCAGGGAAACAGCCACATCACGAACTTGAGCGGGTCGTCCTTGAGCGACGGCGCCCATAGGGACGCCATCAGGCTCTGCTCGTCCTCAGCGCTGTAGCGCGTGGTCTGCACGTGGCAGCTCCTCTGTCAGGTCCGTGGCACGCAAGTCGATCACCCGACGCTGCGCCTCCTCCAACGCCGCCGTGATGCTGATCTTCTGCTCGATGCTGACCTCGACCGCCTGCTTGGCCACCCACCCATGGGCGTAGCGCAGCATCTCGGTCGCCGCCTTGGCGTCGCCCGCCTCGGCAGCGGCGTACAGGGTGGTGGCCATGGCGCGCTCGCCGTCGGCGCGGCCCTTCTGTTCGGCGTACTCCGCAATGGGGTCCATCTGGCAGAGCTTGCGGTACTCGACCGGCGTCATGCCAGCGGCGAGTGCCAGGCTGTCGCCCTTGAGCCCCAGCTTGGCAGCCGCGTAGATCGCCTCCAGACGCGCCTCGGTGGCGGTCAGCGGACGCGGGTCATAGGGCAGCGACTGGAATGTCATGACGTCAAGATAGCGCGGGTCGGCTGTTTGAGCAAGCGTCAAGTATTTTGTTGTGAGCGTGGTGAAAAAATAAAAAGTTTTTGCGGTCCTTGGCCACGGCAACAGCAGCCGCGCTCGGCCCTGCCCCCCCCCTCCCCGCTGAGCACTCGCGGCAAAATGCGGCACTGCAAACTGAATGAATGTTCAATCAACGATCGAGAGCGCGCGGCGCACATCTAGTTGCAGCTAGCGGCGCCTGGCGGCCGATGGCTGGGGGCCTTTTGGCCTAGCGCCGCGGCAAGGGCAGTCCAGCCGCCTGGCGCGCATTCCATTCCAGATCGGTCAGGCCTTGCGTGTACCATCCCGCGCGGGGGCTCAAACGATAGGTCTGAATGCGCCCGTCCGCGCGGTCGATGAATAGATAGATAACACCCTTGGGCGTCCGGCATGATAGGCCATAGACGTGAAGTGGCGCCCGCGGCACAAGGAAGTCAACCAAAGCGCGCCATTGGTTGCGTGTAAGCTGTCCGTCGACAACGGCGGGCGCTAACCAGATCTTAACTGCGTATTCGTCCGCCAGATCGGCGCTGGGCAGTATGGGCATTCTCTTAGGCATGTGCTTTCTCCAAAACTGACAAATCGCATATAGGCGTGATTTGACGCTTTGGCAAGGGTCGACGGGGGTCGATGGGCAATTGGGCAGTTTAGAAACTGCCCATCCATCCTTATGCTCTAATAAACTGTAATTTTACAGTACCACACTATTATATTAGCATTTACTAATATACACTTAACAGTCCTTTAACTAGAGACTATACCCATAATACCCAAGAGCCGATAGAATAAGGCTTTTAGAACCACTCCGCATTGCCCCACGCTGTACCCCACGCGTACCCCAGCCATTGCCCAACAAAAAACGGCGACCAATCGGCCGCCGTTTGCTCACTACACGCTAGCGTGTAGCACGTCCTGCTACGCCGCGTCAATAGACCCGTTTCAGCTTTTTGAACTCCACGGCGTAGCCATTGTTGACATACAGTGGAACAATCTGAAAGCGGTGCTGGTTGGCGCCAATCCAGTTAGCCATCGCGTGCGAGGTCTTGAAGCGCTTTGTGGCCCACATGGTCCGTTTCCTTGTGTTGTGTTGACAATGTGTGAACACTAGCAGAAAAGAAAGTGTGGTGTCAACAAATATTTGTTGTTGACATGCTGTGGATGCTTCGGCATAGTGAGCACATCAACAGGAAAGGAAACGACACCATGCTAATCGCAACTGACATTCTCAAGGCCGCGCTGTTTTGCGCGTCATCTGAGGAGAGCCGCTACTATCTTCGCGGCGTGCACCTGAGCACCACGGGCCACCTGGTGACGACGGACGGGCACCGCATGTTTGTCGCCCGGCTGAACGAGCGGCCGTCGGCCGACGTCATCGTGCCCTCTGCCGACGTTGCTGCGGCGCTCAAGCTCGCAGGCGCTCGCGCGCAAGACATTGAAGTGACGGCCGACCGTATCGGCCAGATTGCCTACACGCCCGTCGACGGTACGTTTCCCAATTGGCGCGCCGTTGTGCCGACGGGCGAAGAACTGCCATCCGGTAAGCCTGACGACGCGCCTGGCGCGGTTCATTTCAATCACGCATTCATTGGTGACATGGCGAAGATGGCCGCCATCCTGTGCGGCAAGGCCGATACAGCGCAATCCCTGCTGCATCCTGTCAGCGCGAGCCATCCTTGCCTAGTGACGTTTGGCGAGCGCGCCGATTGTTTCGCGGTTCTTATGCCGGTGCGCCGCAAGATCGACCGCAGCGCGCCCCTCACGCGCAACGTCGTCATGGCGGGATGACAACTAACTATTGACGGGCGGCACCTGCCGCCCGTATACTTTCCACGCAATGTCAACTAATGGAGACTACACTATGTGCAACGGATGGAAGAACCGCGAAACCTGGCTTGTCAATTTGTGGTTTGGCGACAACTTCGCAATGGATGCCGACGACGGCGTCGAAATCACGGCCGACTACATCGAGCAAGTCGTCGTGCACTACGTCGATGAAATCGTCCCTGCGTCGTCGTTCATCGCGGACATGATGGACATGAACGCCATCGATTACGACGAACTTGCCCGTCACTATGCGCCGGAGATGGCCGATGCTGAGTGATAGCCTGTACCTTGCCGCGCAGCTCGCCAAAGTCGCGCTTGTGTGCGGCGGCGCCTATGCCTTCACCTACCTCATGCTTGCGATATAAGGGGGGGGGAAACCATGTCTTTCGTTTATGTGCCGGTTACGATCGGCATCTTCCGCGGTGACGTCCACCTGGTGGACGTCGATTGCGAAGCCCGCGTCGACTATGAGTTGCCAGACGGACCGTCGGGTGTGCTCAATTGGGACGTGACCGCGTTCCATTTCGCAGGCAAGCACAACGGCAAGCCAATCTACCACGAAATGGGCCGGACCGATCCGCTGTTTAAGGACTTATACGACCATTGCGACCGCGAATGGATCCACGATCAAGCGCGCGAGGCGCTTGCGCGCGACGGTACCTGTAACCTCTACATGGACCCGGACCTATGATGCGGCCACTGTACGACGCCCGCGGCCTGGTGCCGGACCCGGATCGGCTCGCGGAGGCGCACCACGTCCGCCGCGACCCGGACACCGACGAAGTATCCTGGCCGCCATCGCGCATGGCGGCCGTGCTGCGTGAACTCAAGCTGATAGATGAAAAGGACCTCGACCGTGACACATGATTTCACTTATCTCAACCAACTCCCCGTCACTGACCTGCTTGACCGTGCGCACCGCGGCAACTGGACCGGCCCCGAGGCGCACATGATCCGCGCGCTCGCGGAACGGCTCGAAGAGCACCTCGACGCCGTTGCCGATTACGACGCCGTCAATGACGCCCTCATGGACGCAAACCAGCGCGCGGAAGCCCTTGCAGAAGAGGTTTCCGAATTGGAGCGCGCCCGCAACGAATGGCAATCCGTTGCTGAGGCGCTCAACGGCCGTGTGAAGGAGTTGACATATTGACCCCCGACCGTGCCTACTGGGCTGGCCATTGCAGCGCGTTCGACGACGCGACGCTGCTACGCTTCCTTGTGGCCGTGGAGGCCAGCCGCAGCCGCTACGACGCGGCCCTTGAGGCTGCGCAAGCGGAGGCAGAGCGGCGCAATCTGGTAAAAGAAAAGGCCCCCGTCACCGGGGGCCAAGTAATCAGGAGGAAACAGCCGTGACGTATCACGAGACACAACTGGACGCAATAGAGATCGAACGGCGCCTGCGAGCCTACCTTGACGACCTGGTGCAGCTCGCGGGCAAGCCTGTGACGGTCTGGCGCGCGGCCCGCATGGCCATGGAGCACCTGCGGCGAGCGGCCGACGTCCCCGACAACGAGCCCGTGACGCTGCCGACGACGCACCCCGAGCGGATCGTGTGGGCGGTGGCGGCTGCGCATGGGCTCACAGCCGACATCCTGCGCGGCCCGCTACGGACGCGCGACGTCAGCGCGGCGCGCCATCACGCGGTCTGGGAACTGCGCCTGCGGCGGCCTGACCTGCCGCTGGACAAGATCGCCGCATGGCTCAACCGCCGCGACCATGCAACGATGATCCATAGCTTGAAGACGTTCCGCAAACTGCGCGCAAGCGGCCAATACGACGAAGAGCGCGCCCATGTGGAGCGCGCCCTGTCATGATCATGCTGCTGGCCTTGGTGCTGGCGGCCCTTGTGGCCGCCTGGCTCGACCTTTAACATAGGAGAAACAAAAATGAGAGTTAAAACAACTTACGCTAAAACGCTTTGGTGCCCGTTTGCACGGTCGTCCAACGAGGGGGACTATTCAGCTAATAGAACTTACGACGGCGACCCCGATGCGGGTTGTAAATGTATCGCCGACCGATGCATGGCTTGGCGCCCGGTCGGCGAAACTGGCGCTTCGGGCTATTGCGCGCTTATGGTTAACCTTCAAGCCCGCCCTTGATTAGCTTAAGGTCCGGCTCCGGCGCGGTTGCTGGGGCCGGTACTGGTTGCGGCGGTTGCTCAATCATGCGCCGCAGGTCGCTCTTTGAGTAGGTGCGCACCATGTCCTCGCGCGCCCAGATGTTTTTCTTCGTCTGGAACTCGGCGGACTTGACTGCGCCCAGGTCGATCCAGCCCGCTTCCTTGAGGCCATGCAACAGCGCCGCCTGGGGAACCTTGACGCCACCGGGCGCGCCTTGCTGGAGCTGGTTGCAGATCTTGTGGAACGGGGAGGCGATGACGCCCGCGGCAAACTCGGGCGACGGCTTGTGCACCTGCTCGATGACGTAACTCTCCGCCATGCTGCGGCCCGTCTCAATGAGGCGCGTCCGGTAGTCCGTCCACGGCGGCATAGCCGCAGGGTTGAACGCTGACACGTCGCGGTCGAGCAGCCACCGGCCCACGGCCTGGAGCCCGCCTTGCTTCTTGTA